AATAGCATTTTTAATTTGATATGATCTATTCGAAATCATCTTGATAACTCCATCAAGGTATTCGATGATAATGTCGTACATATCAATTTTGAGTTGTAATTTCTTGATCTCTGGATCAGATTCGATATACATTGGTAAATCTGATTTGAGAATTTTTAGGTCAAACGGATTTTCTTTGTAATCTTCTGCGTCCGCTTTACCTGTGTAGTATTCGAATTTGCGACGAGTAAGTTGCTTGAGGTTAAGTGCCGCTTGCTTTTTCTTAAATCTATAATCTGAAAATATTTTGAAATATTTTGAATGTAATGTAGGAATGGCGAGGGAAGCAATGTCTAGTTCTACGGGATCGATTTTAGAATCTTGCTCCCACATCGCCTGAATTTCATCAAAGGTCATTAACTAATCACTTCTCCATCTTTGTTCTTAATTCTATATATCTTATATTTAAAGGTCGCTCTGGCAGACATATATTCAACATCAGAATTTGTTGCATTAAAATCTAATGGAGTTATAGAAACTGGAAATATCTCATCGAATTCCACAGTAATATTAGGTCTCCAGTTACTGTTTAAAATTTCTAAAACTCCTTGAGTTTCTTCTGGATTTACTTGTGTATCAAAAGTTTCTGCTAATCCAGTTCTACGAATTAATTTGTGAAGGGTGCAGTAGTTTGTCATATCTTCATCAATCAAAAAATCAATTGATAGATCTTCAAATTCTGTTTCTGTTCCTGCTACAGGATAATCTCTGAATGGAGTTGGGATCGTAATATCGTTGATACTAATTCCAGGAATATTTGCTGACTGTGCATAAAATGCAACCTTAGGAAAACCAATTAGCGTCAATTTAAATCCATTGGGGGCAAGAAAATTTCTATTTGGAATTCTATCTTTTGCCCAAGATGATTGTGCCATTTTAATACTAGTATGTGAAAATATTTAGACAAAAAAAGACCCCTCTCTGAGGGGTCTAGAAACGTCTGTGAGACGATTATCACATCAGGTTGGTGACACGTACACGACGGTAGTAAACGTTGCTGGAGAGGTTTCCTGCTGCGATAGGATCAGCATCTGCGACCACATCGTTAGCACCCTTAGCGAATGGATTCAGGACCATGCCGTAGCGGGTCTTGAAGCCAATCTTGGGCTGGAAGGTGTCCTGACCGATTGCACGAACCATCTGGAGAGGAACGTATGGGCAATAGAACAGACCAGCATCATAAGGTGAAGTACCCTTATAACCAGCGATGAAGAACTGAGCAGCAGTGTTGCCCTCGGAAGGAAGTGCCGAATAAGGATCGATGTAGACCTTAATACGACCATTCAGAGTACCAACAAAGGTGTTGCCAGTGTCATCAACGTTGAGGTTGGTGTTCAGAGCAGGGGTGTAATCAAGTACACCTGCCATGGACAGAGCAGAAGCAACATCTGAAGAACAGATGAGCATGTTGCCCTTTCCTCTACGAGTTTCCTTCGCAATAGCGTTCATTTCACGCTCGATTTGGAAGAGGAGACCCTTGAACTTCTCAACTGACCAACGACCGTTGGAGTCAACGTCGAGGTCGAAAGTACCTTGTGAAGCAACGTTCTGCTGAGCACCAGCCTTAGCGGAACGGAATACTGTACGAACAACTTCACGGTTGATTTCGGTCAGGATTTCAGCCGAGAGGATATTTGCCAGTTCGGTCTCAGCATCCAGACCATGAATTGCCTTCAGGTCTTGTGCGAGTTCGATGCTGTACTCAGCTTTCAGAGCGCGGCTCTTAGCGGTAACAGCAATCTTCTCGATGCTGAATGCCATTTCTGGGAATACATTTCCTACTGCATCACCCAGTGATTCTGCGGTTGAAGTGCTCATTGCACCGCCAGAGGTATAAGTACCACCAGCGTTAAGAACAGCAGGGTTGGTTCCAGTAGGTGCAGTACCAGTTGAACCAGAAGCGGTAACGTATGGTGAACCAGAGAACTGACCGTTGACTTCGTTGTAGAAGGTCTCAGCGCCAGTTTGGTTATCATAACGTGAACGCATTGCGAAGATCAGACCTGTAGGACCGTTCATTGGTTGAACGCCACAGATGTCATACGCAATCAGGTTAGGCATCGAACGACGGATCAGCGAGATCAGTACGGGATCGAAACCTGCGATGTTACCAGCATTAGTGGTAGCAGTATTGATAGGACCGCTGTTGGTAGGTGCAGCCTCGGTGAGCATTCTCTCCTCACGGAGGAACTTTTCTTGGTTTTCAAGCAGGATTGAAGTGACAGCCTTTTTGTAGTTATCCTTGATCTCGGGCAGATTGCCGTGAGACAGAACAGGTGCCCACTTTTCCTGCAGATGCTCGGTATTGAACATTTGCTTTTAACTCCTTGGAAAATGTTAGGTTTGAACTATTTATAATTTTGAAATCACTTGGAATAACGAGAGATTGCACTGACATAAGCAGCCATATGAGCAGGAACTTCCTGTTCAATTACGGGCTCAGATGCTTCTGTGCTTTCAGCGATTTGAGTTTTGGGGAAATAATTTTCCTTGATTGTCTCAATCTTTTCACGATAAGTTTCCTCATCGGTGAACTCTACGCCCTCAGCAAGGGAAGAGAGTTTTTCCTTTTGAGTATCTGCAAGACCTTGTGATACTTCAACAACGATTGACTCTTTGATGAATTCTCCAAGTGCAGAATTTAACTCAATATTCTTTTCAATTTGTTCGTTGAGTTTTTGTTCCATCTCATCAAGTTTTTCTGTCATACCCTCAACCATGTCATACTTCTCTTCGGGGAGATCAATATAATGATCTTCAAATACACCCTTCAGAGCAGTCATAAAGGACTCAGCAATCTCGGTACGAATACCTTCATCGACTGCGAGTTTGTTATCACTAATCCATTGTTCTACAACGTAGTTCAGGAAAGCATCAACCTTAGCGGTTGTTTCTTCCTTCATCACTTCAATTTGCTCATTTAATTGAGCAGCATACTGCTCTTCAAGTTTCTCGATCTCTTCATTGAGTTTTGAAACGAGAGCAGCTTCAAAGATGGTAGTCGCCTTTTCTTTGAATTCTTCTGAAAGATCTTCGCCGTTTACCAGTGCATTTACATCAGCGGTAACATCGACATCTTCTTTCTTCATCATTTTCTTGAGAAGCTTCTTATCTTCCTTCTCGTCCTCATGACCTTCTTCTGCTTCCTTCTCTTCTTTCTTAAGAGTTGGCATTGCTTCCCCGCCACCACGAGTGGTTCCTTTACCACTACGATCACCTGGGAATGATGAACCCAGTTTAGGCATTGGGTCTTGACCACCCTCACCCGCATTAACTTGAGTTTTCGACTTCTTGACGGGAGCAGCAGCTTTAGCGCCAGAGTTTTCAAACTTACCAGTGTACTCTGCGGATGAACCGCCTGACATTGGTTCTACATTAGCAACTGCAACTTCAGCACCTGATGCTTTAGGAAGATGTGAAGCTTCTGCTGGAGCAGCGCCAGCAGTTACAGCGTTTTTCATTTCTGTAACGGTCTCCGCATCAATGTTATCTGATACGAACTCCTCAAATTTCTCGTTTAACGAATTTGCCATTAAAATTACCCCTACGGATACTTTGTTTTTCTAATACTTATTTATTAATTTTATAAATTAAACAGTAATCTTTCAAACGACTCAAGGATTTTACCCTCAAGTTGATTGCGCGAAACTCTGTTTAATTCTTCTTTAACCTTCTGAAGTTCTGCTTCCTTGAAAGCACCATTGTCCCAAACCCACTCTTTTCCTTCCATGATTCCATTCACAAATGCGTCTGGAGCGGAGGGATCTGCTACAATATCTGCAGCAGTAGTGAGCATGAAGTCATCACGAACATAGTTAGAACCACCTTTAGATTCTAAACTTCCAACACCTCTAGATGAAACACCAAGTTGAACACCTTCACGAAGAAGGTTCTTGGCAATTTGACCCATAGGTGTTTCAAGAAGTTTTGCCTTACCAATATAGTTAGAACCATCTTGGTAAAGTTCTACAATCTTGTGCGATACTCTGTCAAGGTTAATGGTTGGACCATCGGGGTGACCGAGTTCACCAAGAGCACGGGATTTCATAATATAATTTTCATTATAATTAGTTACCTCGCGCTGAAGAACAGGCATGGGATATACACGACCATTGCGATTCTTGATATCGCCTTGGAGGAACACTCCCTGGATATATGTATACTCTTTTCCATCCTTCTCTTCAGTGAGGAGTTGAATATCCTCAATATGCTCTACGATTAGTTTCATTGTTCTTCTACGGTAGTTTCTTCTTCTGATTTATTCATCAGTTGTGCAGCATATTCTTTTTTATAGTCATCAAGTTTTTGAGATGCTTTTTGATAAAGCAATTCAATCACTTCATCCGCTGCCTCTGAATTTTGTCCAGAGACAATCTTATCAATCAATTCTTTAGTAACAGTCATGAGTTTAATATAAAGATAATATTATTTAGTTTTCTAGTTCTTTATTGTCAGTTTTCTTTGGTGTTTGTGCCTTCAGAGATTCTTTAGTTTTAGTTTCTGATGGACCATTTGCGGGCGGTTTTGGTGCCATGGGATCTGCTTCAACTGGAGCAATTGGAATATCCATGAGTTCTCCAGTTGATTTTTCTTTTTTAATTTGATTTGCAATATCAATAATTTCTTGTTCAGTTTGCTGAAGAACCTGACGCTTGACATAATCGTTAGAATAGTAAACTCCCAAGAATGGTTGCATTTGATTTACTAAATTCAAACGCTCATTAATCATTTCAATTTCTTTAAGTTCTGTGAAATGATTATCAAATAAGAAGTCATATTGAATATGCTCTTCCATAAATTCCCAATCGTCAGATGTAATAACACCTTTTAAGATCAATTGAGTTTTCAGCATGTCGCTGAAGAGAGCAGAGAATTGTTTGCGTAATCTTCCTACAAATTTAATAAACTTAAGTTCATCGCGCAGGATTTCATTTGAACGACCTAAGCTAAATCCCTTTTCCTCGCCCACGCGAGATGGTGGGAGGTTAAGCGATTTATAAAGTTTCTTCAGGAAGTACTCAACATCCTTGAGTTCACCAAGATTTTGAGCACCAGGAAGTGTAGTAATTTCTGTTCCTCTGCCACCTTCACGGCGAGGTAGCCAGAAATCTTCCAGCATACTCATGAATTTTTTATCGTCTCTGATTTCACCTGTGCTAGCATCATATACTAACTTGTTTCTATAACGAGACATAACTTCGCGCAGATAT